GTTACAACAAACAGAGTGACAATTAAACCTATAGCTTCAGACCAAGTAATCAATGCCGAACCATATTTAAAATACCTTGAAGAAAGAGTGTTTTCAGGACTTGGTGTTCCGGCAATCATGTTTGGTAGAGGTAATACAGCCAATCGTTCTACTGGCGATAACATGGCCAGTGAGATGGCTGATAGAATAAAGGCTATTCAAAAGACCATCGAAATGTTCATTAATACATTTCTAATTAAGGAACTGCTCATGGAGGGCGGTTACGATCCAATCTTAAATCCTGACCAAGTAGTTGAATTTAGATTTAAAGAGAATGACCTTGATACAAAGATTAAGACAGAAACTCATGCTATTTACCAGTATGAACACAATGCGATTACTGAAGATGAAATGAGAGCTGAGCTTGGTAAGGACCCAATAACCGACAGGTCTAAGATGTTCCAAACTCTTATCACTCAGGCTAACGCTTCATACGGCGCATCAGTACAACCTAAGACAGAGCAAGGCACCAAAGAAACTAACAACAAACAAAAACCTACCAACCAATATGGTACAAAGACTTCGCCGAAGAAGGTCACAAACTCGCTATATGATGGCATGGTAGTTGATATAGTGAATCAATTAGGTTCAAGCCTAAATGATTATATAAATGCTTGTATAGAAAGCAAAGATGCTATCAAACATTCTGCTGTAACAAAAATACTTGATAGTTCAGCACTTGCATTAGTAGAAGTGATTAATGAAACACTCGATGAAATGCAGTATGACAATAAAGCTATTATGGCCAGAGCTATATTAACCTTTGACCAGTTAAAGGCAGATTTAGAAGATGGCTTAAAAGACTTGCAGGATTATTCTGAAGTAACAGGCCTTGTGGATGCAATGATTGAGTTAACTAAATGCAAGTTGCTTGAGATAGTCTAATGAAAGCTGAAGAAAGGAGGAATTGAAATTTGAGTAAGAAAACAATGACATTAACTGATGCTAATGGCAAAACATTTGAAGTCACAATTAATGATATTGCCGATATGACCACAGACCTTGAAGGTTCAGCACAAGACCACGATATAACTGATGCTGAAGCACATAAAGTAACAGATTTTCAAGTTGCCATTGTAGATTCTCAGGGTAATTCTGTTGATGTTAATAAACTTCTTGATGAAGCTAAACAGGACCCTGCAAGATTACCTAAGGCAATAGATGTTCTGTTTGAAGCCACACATTCAGGAAGTAATAGAAACTTCTTCATATACCACAGTGACTCAATGGAAAATGATGCTACAAGTTGGAAGTCACCATTCGCAAAACCATTCCTTAAAAACCATGATATTTATAGCGAACCACTTGGAAGAGTGCATGATTTCTACTTCGGAAGATCAGAGTTTAATCCAGATAGAGATTGTATCAATGTAGTATATAGAATTTCTGATGCAGATGCTATTGAAAAGTTCTTGGATGGAAGATACAGAACAATGTCAATCGGAGGTTCTGTAGGTCATGTTTCATGTAGTATCTGTGGCAAAGACATCTTGAAAGATGGTGTGTTCAAATTCTGCGGCCACTGGAGAGGAGAAGCCTATGCAGGTCAAAAAGCTCTATGGAACGCAAGAAATATTGAATATAAAGAGGGTAGTGTAGTAAATGCCCCGGCAGATGATTGGGCACAGGTTAAGAAGATTACTGTCATAACTGGAGATGCTAAAGACTCTGCTGCAAATACAAATCAAAAGGATGGCGAAGACATGAGCAAATCAGTAGACTCAAATGTTAATGACAACATCCTTGACGATATAGATGCTTTAGCTGCTGCTGACAATGCTGCCACTGCAGATGGTGAACCAAATGGTGAACCAAATGGCGAAACAAAACCTGAAGGTGGAGAAGCACAGGATAGTCAAGGACAGAATGAAGGCGAAAATGCTGACAATTCTACTGATGCCAATGACAATGAACCTGAAACTCTTGAAGCTGTAAAAGATGAAAGAGATACTCTTAAAGCAGAAAATCAATCCTTAAAGGATGAAAAGAAAGCTTTAGAAGATCAGGTTAAAGACCTTCAGACACAGGTTACTCAGTTAAATGACCAAGTAAGAACATTAACTGAAGAAAACAAAACTGCAACAGAAGACTCACAGGCATCAAGAAAGCAAAGCATTAAGCTTGCAGTAATGAATAAGAAATTAATGGCTCAGAGGATTGTTGATTTCGAGTTACTAAGTAATAAGGTTACTGATGATAAGAAAGAAGTAAGAATGAATGAGTTAATCGCAAAGGGAGCAAAGGAATTAACCGATATGGTAGAAAGCCTTGCAACCACAACCATTAAGGAGCAAAGAAAGTTCATAGACCAAGTTAACAACCCGAGTATGGTTAATCTTCAGGACCAACATGCAATAACTGAAGATGATGATGACAAAGTTGAAGATAAGAAGGACGAAAAGAAAGTCCCAACTATGAAAGACTTTGAAGATACTATTATAAAAATAATGACTCGTAAATAAGGAGGAAATCTAACATGGCTTTATACGAAGGTATTAAAAGAATCGAAGGTTCCCGTTCTAATACCGCACTGGTAAAGAGCGGCCACATGTCACCTGCTGAAGATTGGCTTCTTGATCCAAAGTTCCAAGATGTCGATATGAGCGGAGTATTTAAAGAAGGTGTATTATTCAACTATCAGTACGGTGGAGTTGGACAAGAAGATGTCGTAATTCCAAAAGGAAGAATGGTTGGTGTTGGAGCACCAGTTAAGGATTTTGTATCAAAGAAATACAAGACAGTAATGACACTTCCAGGCATGGCTAACGATGCTAACACAATCGGTATGGTTCCATACAACATTACAAAGGACTACTTCCAGCAAGACAGGTTTGGAGGAAACAAGCCTTCAATCATCACTCTTGACTATGTAACACTTCCATATATCCCTGGAGTTGAAGCTTCAGCAGACTATAATAAGACTGGTATTTTAACAGAAGAACAAGCTCTTTCAGTAGATTTAAAGATGCCTTGGGGATCTGTTATCGGAGCTGGAATTAAGGATGGAGATTACTTAAAGGCAACTCCATCAGGAAGATTAACTAAGTGGGATAAGACAAAGGATAACCCAATTGATATCGTAGGACAAATCCTTGCATCCGATATGAACGGAGAGCCTTGGGGATGGCTTAAATGGGTTATGTGGGATGAAACTGCAAGAAAAGAAGATGATGTATTTATTAACAGAAGTGGTGCATCAAATCTTCCTGGCGATGCAGGATACCCATTCGACCCAGGGTATAGAGATGGAAATACAATCTTTGAACAATATCAAACTCAATTCGTGTCAAATCCGACAGGTATTCCTGGCCTACACGATGGCACAGGCAACTACGCTGGCTATGGCAAGAACGATACCCTATATGGAAATATGGTTCTTGGTGCTGCACCTGCTGGAGTTGCAGACAACACATTCATGGCTTTCCAAGCTAAAGACTACGCTGGAGGAGCTTTAAAGAACCTTCAAAATGGAGTAGTTGTTAAGATTGATGGAACAGAAGTAGCTGCTGATAGATTAACTATCGACTACAAGAATGGTCTTATCACAGTTAAGCTTATGGCTGCTGACGCAGAAAAGACTGTAACAGCTGACTATAAAGCTTTCCACTATGGAACACCAAGTTACCTTGACTTCAAGGGTGTTGTTGGTTCATTCTATGTACTTTTAAAGAAATAGTGATGCCGAGAGGGGGATAACCCCTCTGGCCCATTAAAAAGTAATGAAACGATAATTAATTCGGGAGGAAATAAAACATGGCTATTAATATATTAGACCGTATTAAAGAACAAGAGGATAGAATCCAAGATATCGTTCAGAACAAGCTTGAAAGAAGCGAAATGCTGACTGATGAAGAAATCAAAATGTATAAGCTTACTGACGAAGATGCAAAAGTAATGGAAGTATTCAATAGACTTGCTGATGGAGGAGAAGTTCCAGGGTTTACACTTCAAGACTTCCTTGCAACTCCACAGGCTAAAGTTCTTATTCCAAGAGTAATCATTGGTACAATGAGAAAGGCAGCTGATCCAGTTTATCTTGCTTCAAGCTTCTTTAAGAAGATTAAGTTAAAGAACGGACAAGCAATTATGTTCCCAAGTATCGGAGTTATGAGAGCTCACGATGTAGCTGAAGGACAAGAAATTCCACAGGAAACTATCGACTGGCAACAACACAAAGGAAACTTGATTTCAGTTGGAAAGAGCGGCGTAAGGGTTCAATTCACTGACGAGCTTTTAAAGGATGCTGAGTTCGATATTGTTGGAATGATGTTGTCCGAAGCAGGTAGAGCAATGGCAAGACATAAGGAGCAGAAAGCATTTAATGAGTGGTTAACTCATGGATGGATCGTATTCGATAATGCTCTTAGAAAGAAAGACCCAGTAAGATACAAAGATGCTGGAACAACTGGTGTAGACTTCTCCAACAACCTTAACGATACAATGTCAGTAGATGACTTCCTTGATTTAATGATTGCTTGTTATAACAACGAGTACACACCAACTGACCTTGTAATGCATCCTCTTGCTTGGAGCGTATTTGCTAAGAACGGCTTAACCGGTTCTTTATCAGCTCCAATGGATAGAGAAGCAAACAGAGAAATGCCAAATGCTACATTCAAGCTTGGACCTGAATCAATCCAAGGAAGAATCCCATTTGCTTTCAATGTTAACTTATCACCATTCGCACCAATTGATAAGGTTGCTAAGACATTTGATATGTTCTGCGTAGACAGAAACAATGTCGGTGTACAAATCGTTAAAGACGATATCACTACAGAGGAGTTCAGAGATCCTTCAAGGGATATCAGAAACGTAAAAGCTATCGAGCGTTACGGATTTGGCGTATTCAACGAAGGTAGAGCAATTTGCGCTGCTAAGAACATCAGCATGGCTAAGAGCTGGCCAGTTGCAGAAAGAGTTATTCAGCTCAATAAATAATAAGGAGCGATACTTATGGGAATAAAACTAATGCTTAATCTCGCTGTTAGAGATAACTACGCATTTTGTGATCCCGAAGCTCCTATCCATTTGAGTCTAACAAGTCCGAGGGGCGAGTCCCCTCGACTTACAGACTCTATTATTAGAGGAGTTAAGGGAAAGACCTTAATTGATATAGATGGGGTTATTGATGTAGAAAATAAGACTATTATAGATAAATCCAAGAAGCTTGAGGAAGCAGCAAAGCTTTTAGCTGAACAGGAAGCTAAAAAGAAAGCTGAGGAGGAAGCTTTAGCAAAACAAAAGGCCGAAGAAGATGCTAAGAAAGAAGCTGAAACTAAGGAAGAAGCTAAGGCTGAAGAAGTAAAAGAGGAGAGCAAAGAAGCAGGTAAAAAGACTTCTAAAAAGGCTGGTAAGTAGGTGATATAGGTGATACAGAGCGTTGAAACTATCGGGTTAAGAGTAGAGTCAATCACTCCAGAACCCCACATGATTAACACCAATGTAAATACTGATATTCAGATAAAGTTCAATTCGGACTTGAATACCACAACTGTTGTTGGCAACTTTACGGTTTTGCATGACAAAGAATATGCCTATACCGGGCCAGGTTCTCTTATCAATCACTCACTCTTTACTGTAGTAAAAGGCAATGTGTCCTACAAGGATAAGACAATCATATTCACACCTGAACAGCCACTTCAAGAAAATGCTCGTTATCTTATATGTATAAGAGCAAATGGCATTAAAGATGTTCTTGGTAGAACAATGCTTAATGAATACATCTCAATGTTCTATACTGAAGCAAGTGCTACACTTCCAAAGTGTCAGTTTACCGCTCCAGCCTTCGGAACAATTAAAGAAGATGTACCACAATTTCAATGGTTAGATCAACAATCCAAAGCTTATATATTCCAGATATCTAAGGAAC